CTGCAATGGCTTTCGGATCACGTAGGCACGTTGCTGGACCGCCTACCGCGTCCCAAGCCTCGCGCACCATCTCGTCCGTATCCAGAGCGTGCATGGCGAGAGGATCGAACTGGGTGATCGATGTAATCAGCGCGACTCCAGATTGAATCGCCCGGACCTTCGTGACTCTGGTTTGAGCCTGAGACAATAGGCCCAAGTATTGCACCTTGATTGGCTCATGCTCGGAATCTTGAAGAATTTGCGGAACTTCAGGAATGCGCCCCGCGCGCGCCTCAATGTCGTACACCCGCGCAATCATAGGGTTGAAGCCTTCTGATTGCAGGTTCCCAACAATGGTTCCGAGCAGCGCCGCCTTTTCGGTCATCAACTCATTGATCTGAGCCGTCACCATGCGCTCGGTTGCGCCACCCTGCGCCAACTGTGTAAGTAGAGTGAAGACATCCGTGTGAAAATGCTGGTTGATGATCTGAGCAATCCTGCCCTGATACTCCGTATTGAATGGAAGGTTTTGAACGCCGGTCGTAAGCGGCTGCGGCATTATCTGGCGAATGTCGCCACGGTTGGCCGGGATGAATGTGAAGCCGTTCGGGCCACGCTGAATCTTTCCGCGCTGATCCTCATACGCCACCATCGGCGGTTCAGCTGCTTTCTGGGCAGTAATCAGATTGGTTCTCCCCATCTGATTGTCCAACGCGATGGCGACCCAAGCATCGTGCGCTGGAGAGCGTCCGTAGAGTTCGTCCGAGTTCTTCCTCCATCTCCAACTCAGAATGGGCATAGAGTCGTAGCCGCCCTCGGACAGCATCTTCAACCCCTGATCCCCGTCCGCTCCGAGTATCTTTCCGCCTTTTCGATACACCCAATCGGATGCCCATTTCTTTCCCTTCGCGTCGATGCGGCCAGGGTTGTAATCCTTGCGGGGATAGACTGCATGGAGAACTTCGCGCTGTTCGTGCATATTGCTTTCGTAGTCATGCTCGAAGTTCGTGTCGGCCTTCTTCATTTCGTCCAAGCCGAACTGCTGAACGAACTGCCGAAGCGTCATTTTATAGACGCGATAGTTTGTATCGACCTGGCCAAATCGGTTTTCCGCGATGAAGCATTCCCGGAAATGGGGAACGGTGAAAATGATGGTTGCCGTCGAAACATCTTCTTCTATCAGCAAGTGGGCCGTACCTGGAGCAGACCCATCACCGATGAATTCCGGCACTACATCATAGAAATTGCTTCGGTTGAACGCTGAATACATCACGTCTTGGCAGTCTTGAATCCACCGCTGGACTTCCGGGTAAGAGTCGACCTTCTTCCCGGTCCATGCCCTCATCCGGCTTGTTCGCGGAAAGTTGAATTTACCGGGAATTTCCAACCCAAACCACGGCTGATTGCGAGAACAGAGATACCCCACCATTCCTTTGACCAGAGTGTTGTGGGCAAGCATGGCGGAATCAGCAAAAATCTCCAACCCTGTAGGCTGACCCGGCCACAAATCCTTGTCTTGGACACCCCGCCTCCCATGATTCACATACATGATGAGGTTATCGATCATCCATTCCCAAGGATTTCTTTCTTCTGCAAGGACTTGTAAGTATTTTTGTGCGTCTTTGGCGCGGTCATCGGCAGAGCGATCATTGAGCCGCGAGGGTGCATACCCTCCGGAGTCCATGTAAGGCGCGGATATACCGAAAGAAGCCATCAGCCCCCCAACGTCGCTTTCCCTACTGTAGCATTACCGCTGGTCATCGGGCTTTGCAGCATCGTCGATGCCATGCCGCGCCGCTGTGTCAATGCCTGAGCCTGAGCCAGAGCCGACGCCTGGGCAGCCTGAGCCGTCTGCTCGTTGGTCTGCGCCTGGGTAGGAGCTACGGGTGTGGAAGGCTTGCTGACAGCTGAGTAGATCATCTCAGATGCGGTCCCCGCTGCGGCGACACCAGCAGATATAAGTAGGGCCGCTGTTGTCGAAATTGTCGCTCCTGACATCCCTACCCCCCTGTAATCGTTATAGTACCACTGTCCTCATCTCGACGCGAAACCAACAGATCGGCTTCGGCAAATACTTCATTCTCCGCCTCTTCTACAGTAGAAGCCGAAGTTGGGAAGATTAACGTCATCTCCACTGGCCCACGGGCTAACGACATTGACTTTCGCCCTGGCATACCAGCAAGCACGTTATACCCTTCAAGATCAACCCTCCGGTCCTCAATCAGCATAGAACAAGACCCATTGACAATCAAGATAGTAGCCTTGTTAATGAGCGATCCGATTGTTACCGAGTCGAACTCGCGTCGAACTGTTCGCGCATACATTCCACCCCACAGAAGATGCTCCGTGGGCAAATCTATTTGCTGGAAAACAGACGGAGGAAGGGACAGAAGGAATGTTTGCAAGTTCGTAAGATTGGAGAGCATGGTTGTACTTGGGGCGGGAATTATAGACGGAAGTGGAGGGGCCAAAGTAATCAGATCGCTCACGCCCTACCTCCATACCCATTCAACCATTTCGTGTACTGAGAGTGGGTCTGGTTGAAACCCTTACGCCGGGATAGTCTCTTACTGTATTTGCTGTCAGTTCGGGCTAGGCAGATAATGCACCGGCAACCTGTATAGACGGCAACCTTCTCCACAGCAGAGAGCAGCAAATCTTCGGCATCGGTGCTGCGGTATGGAAGATCAATAAACATTTCCCCAAGGGTAGCGACAAGGTGCCCATCATGCGGCATGGTTGAACAGATTACCGAAGCGAAGCCTACAAGCAAAGGAGCGGTTAAACCATCAGACCGCACGTAAGCCCCGAAGGCATGAATAATTCCAGCCTTCTCCATCGCCTCGTAGAGTTGGCGTTGAGGCTCAGCATCGGGAACTATACATGAGGCAGCATAGGCTCGAATCAGTTCTTGTCCCCTAGCGTCATCGAGGATTTCCGAGTAGCTGACTGGTTTTATTTCAAGCATTTGCGCTCCGTAACCCGTATGAGAGCGGGCTGTAGTCTGTTTCGTTTCGCGCCGCCAGAAATTGAGCGATCAGATCGTTCTTCTCGTTCGGCGGCTGGTAAACCGGCTGCTCCAGGCAGAGGTAGCGAACCGTATCCGCAAAATCCTTGTACCCCTCCTCTGGTTTGTCGGTTCCCGGCTTCCATTGGTAGTTGAACAAATCCTGAGTCGGACCCCTCTCACCTCGACAGCCTTCCTCTGAAAACATCAGCGCCGGTATCTCCTTGCTCTTCACGGCGCTGTAGTGCGGCTGAAGGTATTCTTTCACCCGCTTGTGACCCAGCGCAATATCGCCAGCCTCAGAGTGCGACAGCCGGATGCGCCCGATTCCCGCCTTGTCGAGTTCATCTTCCCACGAGGTATCGTTGAGTTGCGTTCGCGCACCGTACTTTGCGTCGAGAACTACGAACGCGGGTTCCACATAGTTGTGTTCCGCCCGCTTCACCTTGACCTGCCGCGCGATCTCTTCCACATTCCCATTCGCCAAAAGATACGCATAAACGTAGATTCTGTTCGCCGGTTTTCCGTTTATTGTAATGTCCTCTGGAGATACCGCAGCGAACAGCCAGCGTGTCGGGCGGGCGTCGTGCGGGTCCACAGCCTCAATCCGCATCCAATCGGCGGGTATTTTGAAGTCCTTGTAGAGGTGTACAGCCCGGTCGAGTGTTTTGTAAACCAGCCCGCTCAGGTGGCCTTCCTTGCCGCCAATGTGCGCGTCGTACTCCTCTGGATCGGTGAACAGCTTGGCATACTCTTCGATGCCTGCCCTTGGAATGAACCCCATAATCTGCCCGCACTTGGGGCAGTTGTTTACCGGCCGCTCCCCGTGAGGATCAGCCATGTTCACCGGATCGTTTTCCGGGATGTACTCGTCGCACTGACGGCAATAGTCCTGACAGTTGTCCCAGGTCGTTCCGGTGAAGATCGCAATCTCCTGATCGTCCCCGCCGCCGTTGAACGCCTTCACGGAAAACATATCGTAAAAGTACGGCGCTCCGTAGAGCGGAGTCATGGCAAACCAGGAGGGAGCATTTGTTGTGACCTTGCCGCGCTCGGCCGCAATCAGCAAATCGTGTGGAGGCGGCTCATCCCATCCGTAGTGGTCGTAGTCAATTCCAAGAAACGTGTCCGCGAGCTGGTTGTACGAACGGAC